TGAGATAAAATCTGGTAATATTATTTATATAAATACTTGGGCTATTAAAGCTTTTACAGAAGTAAATAGTAGTGGTAGTTTGAATGATGTATTGTTGGGCTCTGGACATACAAGAAAAATTAAAGCAATGTTAGGGTTTAATGATTAATACACTGTTAATCCATAGCTCATTATTTGAAGAGCTGTGCAAAACAGACGCCATAGGTTTATCTAAAATAGCTATTATTAAAAAAATACCCAAAGGCTATTGGGGAGTATATTCTAAAAAAGGTAAGCTTTTAGGTAAATTTAAAACTAAAGCGCAAGCCGTTAAACGATTGCGTCAAATTGAATTTTTTAAACATAAAAAAGCCAATATTACTAATGAAGAGATTACTTATTCTTCACTTATTAGACAAATAACTGCTAAATTTCCACCAGAAATATTAAAACAATTTAAACAAATTTATAAAAATGTATTTGATAATGCATTAATAGAGGAAGAAAGTAATCCAGAGGAATTAGCATTACAAGAAGCATTAAAATTTATAGATAGTTTAGAAGATAATTTAGCTAAAGTAGCATCAGCCATAGAAATGGGAGATCCGTCTTATGCTGGAAAATATATAGCCGAAATTATCAAATTTCTTATGAGACGCATATCTCGAGAACGTCGAGAAAAATCTATTAATGGGCTAAAGAAAAAAATATATATGTTAAATGAATATAATATTTCTAATAAAAAAATCCCAGCTTCTGCCAGTATTGGACAAGCAATATCATTAACTAAAAATATTTTAATGATGCATTCTCCAAATTATGTAAGAGCTGTATTAAATAGTATAGTAAGAAATTTATAAAATGAAAAATTTTCATCAAGTTAAAACTAATCTTTTTAGAGGGGGCAAGCCCTCTTTATCGGATATTGTTGCCTTGAAGAAAAAGTTTAATATTAAAAAAATTATTTCACTTGACGAGCAAGCGGGAGAATTTATTAAACCACTTTGTAAAAAATTAGATATTGAGCAAATAATAATTCCACTTAATTGTCACGATAAAAATAGTGTTAAATATTTATTAAAACATAATATCTATAATTTAATAGATGAGAAAGTTCCAACTTTTGTGCATTGTCTTCACGGCAAAGATCGTACTGGCTTATTTATTGGATTAGTGAGATGCTTATTAGATAAATGGAATTGTAAAAAAGCAATTAAAGAAGCCAAACATTTGGGTTTTGGAATGCGTATTGATAACAAGATGGAAAAATTTTTTATAAAACTTATTTGTCAAGCAGATAAAAATATTGATACCAATAATGCTTATGATATTGTAACTAATACGCACGATGGAAATGAAACATCAAGAGATTATACTCTTGATACGCAAGAAAGAGGGTCTTGGTCTCCTTATGCAGATCCTGCTATTAGAACATATCCGTTAGCTTTTACCGATACTTATTATACTGATAATCCAGAACAGACCAGAGAGAATTACGGCTTAAAAGACATTAATGATGAAGAGATGAAATCTACTCAAATTCCAGCAGTTGGCGTTTTTGATCAGAATACGCAAATAACTAATATGGTTGGACCATCGGTAATAGGCGGAGGATTTGTATAATGTTTAAAAAACAAGCCTATAATTCAATGCTGACGTATCAGATTTCTGATAGTGAAAAAGAGCGAGCCGAAAAAGCTATGCGATGGTTTAATCATTGTTTAAAGATTGTAGAACAATGCGATAAACATTTAAATCTTATTTATAATCCATTTAAGAAAAGCCCAGATACTACTCCAGAAGTAATTTTTAAACATCGTGCTATGTTACGTCGTTATAGAGATAAGGTTGTTAATAATTTTAATAAATTTAAAAAAGCAGCCTTTAAAGCCTATGTTATAATGCAGCCTTTTACATCTGATACGCAAACTGAAAAATTATTAAAATCATTTGTCGCTTCTATTGAAGATATTGAAATTCAGGTAAATAGATTTGTAGATTTGTTTGACAATTTACAATCAGAAGATTTCTCTAAAGGCGTAATTACAGCCATTGATAATGTTAAAAAAGAAATAGTTCAATTAGAACAAATTGTTAATGAAAGAGTTAAAAACCATTTACAAACTAACATTTTGGCAAGAAATTGGGTTGATAGTATAAGTAATGAATTACAAGAAAAAGTAGAAAAAAAATCGCCACTTGTAATGCAATTAGTTGAAGATCGTGTGAAAATGTGAGACGAGTCAAGGCATTAAGGTAATATTTACCTATTTTAGGAGAGACATTATGATAATTAAATATGGCGATGTTGAAAATATTAATGTTATACAGCCTCTTGATCTGACGGATGAAGAGACTCTAAAGAAATTAGAAGAGCTTAAAGGCGAAATGAATAAAGAACAACCCCAGCAAGTTAATCAGGAACAAGGATAACTAATGTTTATCAAAATAGGCGAGTTATCAGAGATTACTTCTAATAATGTTCAAACAGTTGAGTCCGTATTGGCAGAGCTAAATGATACGGAAATTAACGAGCATTTTAGAAAATTTGCTACGCAATTAAAGCGTATTGCTCCCAAAGCAGAAGATTTTCTTTATTTTTCTGCCGTTATGATGACTGCCGCAGAAGCGTCGTCGCTTAATACAGATGGTACGACTAAATTAACTAAAGACGGTTCTCCTGTTGCGGTCAGTTGGGATATCTCTGCTAATGGCTCTTGGAAGTGGGTTTCTAATGATTCGTCTATTAAAGCATATAAAAATCATAATGGTGATATTTTTGCCGAAGCAGAATTGCTTAAAGCTTATAAAAAATGGGTTGGTAAGCCATTATGCGTCGATCATAAGTCCGATCAGGTAGACTCTATTCGTGGTATTATTCTTGATACCTACTATGATCGTCTAAATAAGCGTGTAATCGCACTTTGTGCTTTAGATAAGGTTTCATATCCAGAATTAGCCAGAGGCGTTACAAGCGGCTATAAGACCTCCGTATCGATGGGCACAAGAGTAGGTAAAGCTATCTGTTATGATTGCGGACAAATTGCCACCACAGAGCGTGAATTTTGTCAACATATGCGTAATAAATCTTGCTACGGCGAAATCAATATTGATCTTGATCCAATCGAACTTTCTATTGTTGTAAATGGCGCAGATCCACAAGCTAAAATTCGCACAATATTAGCCGCTGCTAATAATTTACGACATAATCTTGAAGTAAAAGAACAAGAATTAAAAAAATTATCAATGGATGAAACATCTGTTTCTAAATTCAAAGAATTAGAAGATGATTTAAAATCCATATCCGAAAAATTAGCCAATTTAAAGGCTAATTTAGAGAAAACTGACGTTAGTGAAGCAGATACTGCCGCCTACGGTCAGACCGGTGATTTAGCCGTAAAAGAGACGGATCTGCCTAATACTGATGCAGCTCTGAATACTCCGGCACGATTTGCATCTAATAATAATGCATTAAGAAGTGAATTGCAAGATTTGAGAAATTCTATCAATTCAAAGTTTCAAGATATGGAAAAGAGTTTAATAACTTTATCGCATAAAATCAAAGAGGAAATTATGTCTGTTAATTCAAATAATGGGATGAACAAAGAGGGCTACTTCCAAGGTGCTGGTGGCGTAAACGAACCCACCCCACACCAAGTCAAATATCCCAAAGATCCAAAGAACGAAAAGGATCGTAACACAGAGGACAAGCATATGCTTGGTGCCGATAGTATGGGACCAGTTGATGGAATGCATCCCGGCGATAAAGAACGTAAAGAAATGGTGCAACGAGCTGAGATAGAAGAACGTACGTTTCGTCGTACGTCCGCTCTACAAAGAGCCAAGGAGAACCTGATGAAATCTAAAGAGGCATATTTTCAGGGCGGTGGCGAAGGTAATGAGCCTACCCCAGGAAAAGTTAAATATACAAAAGATCCACTTAATGAGAAGGATCGTAATAAAGAAGATAAACAAATGGTCGGCGCAAAGCCGTTCCCAGGTGTTGGCGCCGTAGACGGTCTTTATGGCGACGATCTAAAAGTGAAAGAGTTGCACAGCCGTGCATCTCTCAAAGCTAGATTTGTTCGCGTGGCGAATGAAGATGGCACACAAGATTTAGGTCAAAGTGGTTGGGAGGTTTCACGTGATGGTGAGGCTCTCTTTACAGCTACGGTTGACGAAATTACCGGTGGTAATGTTGACGGACTCTACGAAGTAGTGGCAACTAAAGAATTTGCTACTAAACTTTTAGAAAAAGTCTATAAAGTCGGCGCTGAAAAAGCAGCCTCACTTTATAAAAGCTCACAGGCTGTCGCTGGTATGGGCGCAATGCCCGAAATGCCACCTGATGCCGGTGGAGCTGCTCCAGCCCCTCCAATGATGGGTGCAATGCCTGATATGGGCGCTCCCGCTGCTGCTCCTGGAATGCCAGAAGACGCAGAAGGCGATCCTAAAGAAATTGCTCTTAAACTTGCTACAGAAATGCGTGATCGCGCTTCTGATCTATTAGAGGCTGTTCGCGTATTAACTGGCGAACAAGCTGAAATGGGCGAATTAGAAGGCTTAACTGAAAAAGCAGCTTCTACCGAGCTTCAACCTCTTGTTAAAATGAAACGCACTCTTAACGCATCATTAATTGTCGGCATGAAGAAAGCTATCGCTGAACTTAATGAACACCGTGAAGAGTTAAGTCTCATCTCTGACATTCTTGATGAGGGTGCAGTAAGCAACGATTATACCAATACCGTTGTTGAAGAGGCTTTTGTTGATGCCAAGAGTGCACTTGCCGATGTTCATAACCTGATGGGTGCATTTGTTAAATATGCCCGCGGTTCAGAACAACTTGCAAAACAAGCGCAACTTGCTCCAGTTAATCCCGGACTTCCGGCTCCAGGACCATCAAATGCAGCTGACGATGAAAATGATGCAGCATTTGAGGAAATGATGGCTGCTGATTCAGATCCGTCAGATTCAGATCCATCAGACGGAGATGACGAAGATAGTAGTGGCGAAGTTGGCGAAGGCGAAGAGGACGAAGAGGACGAAGATATGAATGATGTAATGATGGATGTTAATCCAGAGAAAATGAAAGACTTGCTTGCATTTGATGTATCTACTAAAGAAGCCCGCGCTGAAATGCGAGCCAAATTAGCCGCTCAATCGGTTAACTTTAATCCAGTTCTCAATGATGCACATAAATTATCTGACGGTCAGACACAATTAGATGTCAAGCCCTCCGGTGATCTTGGGTATGTTGAAACAATTGAAGAACAACACAAGGCTATGTTAGATGTTGCCGAAGCCGGACCAAAAGTTCGTAAAGAAGCGGCTCGCCTTAATGAGCTTATTGTAGAGGGCAAAGTTGCCGCATCTGATCTTGATCAGCTTGTTGCACAAGGACTCGATGCTGCAGTAGCCAAATACTGGAAGTCATTTTATGGCGAGATGGGTAAAGAGGGTGCAGAATTTGCCACCGATCTACTCAAAGAACACGCAAAGGCCCAAATTGAAGAAGAAGTTAATACTTTCAAAGTCAAGATTGCCCGCGCATACGAATTAACCAATGAAATGGTTCGTCGTGGTCTCGTTGCCGATGAGCGCTCAGCCATTACAGCACACGTAGAAGATATGATGTCTTGGAATGATGAGGGTTTTGAAGCAATGAAACGCGTTGTTACAAAACACCCACTTCGTAAGTCTGCATCCTTTCCACAAGTTGGAATGATTGGTTCCGGCGATACAGTGTCGCAGCTTCAGCCTGAAGCAACTCTTCAAGATGCTTTAGACCAGGCATTCGGTAATCGTAGATACTAATAAAGTAAATAATAGGAAAACTATGAAACAGAATAATATGTATGATATTGCTTCTAATATGGACGCAATATTAAAAGATCCTGAATACAAAAGTATGTTTTCATCGTCTGCTGTTCTTGAAAAGTTAGCTTTTAAAAGAGTTGCAGATGAAGATCAACCTACCGAAATCGAAGTTGAACTTTCTGCCGAATTAATGGGAGAGCCATTAGAGGTTACAGCTGCCAAAAAATGTAAAGTATGCGATAAGCCGATTAAAGGCACTTGCAAATGCGCTAAAAGTGGCTGTGAGGGTAGTTGCAAAAAAGGCTGCACTTGCGGATGTAAAACAAAAAAGGCTGGGGTTGAAATGAATGATATGTTAATTAAATCTGCATTTGATTCTTTATTAAGCGCCTCTTCTGATTTAGAAGAAGCTGGTTTGGAAAACTTATCAGCTAATACTCTCATTCTTATGAATCATCTTATCGTTGAGGCTAAAAAAGCCAAAATGAGCAAAGAAGATAAGGCAAAAGCAAAAGCAAAAGCTGATGAAGTAAAAGCCAAAGTAAAGGCAAAAGCTGAAGCAGAAAAAGCCAAGAAAATGAAAGCGGATGCCAAGGCTAAAAAAGATATGAATGATGCCAAAGATGCGAAAGCAAAAGCCAAAGCAAAGATGGAAGCTTTGCGGGCACTTAAAGATTCAAAAAAAAAGTAAGTAATGCTGCTGGTGATGCCACCAAAATGAAATTGCCAGCAAATTTTAATGAAATATTTGAAGCTTTTTTAAAAAAGAAAAAATCATTTAAGCGAGCAGAAGAGCTTACTGGCGAAACAGGGATGTTCGAAACTTATATGTTAGAACAATTGGAACTTGAATCTGAAGGTAGAGATGAAGTTACAAAGAAAAAATATTATCCAGGCTGGACGCACAAACAGTTGAAATTTTTGCTACAATGCTTAAGAGCCCAGGAAATTTAATGTTTATTAAAAAATCTTTTGTTGATGAAATTGCTAATTCTATGGAACGTCAATTAGTTGATGGCGTTATAAATAAACGGGCTGCACAAGAAGAGCAGCTTGTTAAGGCGGCAAATTATTTAAATGCTGCAGCGGAGATTTTTGATGAATCTGGATTGGGCGTTCACGCCGAGCTAATCACTGCAGTATTAGAGTCATTAGCTGCTAAAAAATCTAAAAAGAAGAAAAAAGATAAACCAAAAGCCAAGTCAGCCCCCAAAGCAAAAAAAGCCCCTTCCAGCGAGAAGATGGTTAAAAATTTAAAAGAAAAAGGCTGGGTTTTTGACGAATCTGATGCAAATGATACTAATTTTGTAGATGATAATTGCGCTTTATGTGGCGATATTTCATATTCTAAAGATAAAAAAAGAGAACACTGGCATCTAGATAAGCCAAATGATCCTAATCATACCTCTAGATTTACTGGTTCTAAAGAAGAGTTAGATAAACGTTTACACGTTACAGAACCATTTAGTGGTAAATGGAATACTCACGGACCATATGAATCTCACGATGAGTTGGAAAAAAAACATTATCCAAATTGGTTTAAAGGCGATGGGTCAATAAAAATATATGATGATTCTGATGCTAAAGACACCGACGAACCGGTAGATGAATCAGAATTACTGTCTATGTTAGATGATTTTAAAACTCGTTCAGGAGACGAGGATTTTGAAGATGAGGATTTAAACGATCCAGATACGTTTTCAGAAGAAGCATATCATCCAGATTTTAAAAAACAAAATGAAGAATATCGTCGTATGTTGGATGATGAAGATGCTGAACTCGACGATCTTGGCGGCGCGCTAACGCATCAATTAAGACAAGATCGACGCAAATCTATGGGGTTACCTTTGGCTCCCCGCCCATCCGGCCCGCGCGGCTGGGATACTGAATAAATTCAATATTTTTCATTTATAAATTGTTTAAGCTCTAAATATTTTTCATATTTACGAGGAAGATAAATGGTGCTATCTTTATAAAGCCAAGTAAGTAATTGATATACTTGACGATTTCCTCCGAGCGATAGGGTAGTTGTAATAATATTTGTATTTTTATGTGCTATTCTTGAATACAAATTAATTTTTAATTTATCCAAAATTATATTTTTAATTATAGCACAAAATTTATTAGATGAAGTTATACTCCATACATAATTATCATTAGTAGTGGGTTTCCATTTTTTAACCCATTTGCTAATAGAACCATCCCCATCATAATATCCTCGAATAAAATGTCTTTGTAAATCTAAATTAGATAGTGCCGGAAATTGTAATACGAGAGATTTATTAGATACACAACCAAGATTATTTAATTGGTTACTAATAATTTTATCATCAAATTTTAATCGATAACAATTACTCCAATTTTTATTTTTTCTATTTATAAAATATAGTTGTTTAGTTGGAATAATTAAATTTCTAAATTTTTCTAAAATAGATTTATCTTGTTCTTGTAATACTATACTTATTTGATAATCTCCATCTTTATTTATATAATTATTACCATCAGCAAACATTAATCCGAGAAAATATGCCTTTTCTTCTGTATCGATTTTATTAAAAAAATTGTAATTTTTTGTATATGATGGAACCAAAGAAACTGCATCGATTTTATTTCTTTTTAAAATATTTTTAACTGATACATTAGAAAGAAAACCACATTTTCGCGCAGTTTCATTCAAATTTTGACAAGAATGATAGATAGTTATTACAATTTGTTCTTGTTTTTGTGAAAATTTTACACTCATATGTGATATATAATAAGTAGTATAGTGGTATTGTAAAGTAAGGAATTATATGCTTCGTTTAATTAGTGTTGGCAATAGTCTTCCATATAGTTGGCCAGTTGATATTAGTGCAACGTTTACGCCTGGGAACGTGGCTCAATTAACAGCATCAGGCAATGCAGTTGTAGCTACCGTTTCTAATGGAACGGCTCCTATTGGTATTATAGATGATATCAAAACCAAGGCTTTTACCTCCGTATCTTGGGATGAATTGGTTGTTGTGCCCGCCGTAGGCGTTCCTGGACCCGGTGGCACATTAATTACAGATGTTGAAATTAAAGCAGAATTACGCAATCCTAACATCTCTCCGGATAGCTTTGTCTCTATTCCGGTTAGCGTTCAATTAATTCCCCGAAATGGTGTAGTTATTTTCCCAGTTGGCACCACATTAAATCTTGACGACGGCGGCACCGGCACTTTTAACTCCATTAAGACTAACGTTAGATATACATATCAAATTCCAAATATTATAGGCGATGATTCTACGCAAGGATCGCATAGAGTTACTGTATGGTTTCAGCGTGGCATCTATCAAACAGATGTATTTGATACTGCCGCCTCATATCCACTAAATGCAAATTTGTTTGTGAATGAAAAAGGAATGTTGACAACGACGCAACCTACGCCGAATCACCCTTCAGTTGGATTGGTAACCAGCCCACCCACGCCTTTATTCGCTTGGTTAGAATTTTTGTTCCTTTAAGGAACTATTTGATATATTTGAGTTCTACTTGATATATAGTCGTATGGAGGTGCTATAATGCACTATTTATATAGAATTATAAATCAATTAAATAATAAAATTTATATAGGTCAAACAAAACATCAAAAAAATCGATGGATGGCGCATAAATCGTATGCCAAACATCCAGAAAGAACTAAACAATATATTCACAGCGCTATGGCAAAATACGGAGCAGATAATTTTGTCTATGAAATTATAGCAACTTGTCAAACGCAAGAAGATGCTAATGAAATAGAAAGTCTTTTAATAGCACAATATGATAGTCGTAATAATAAATTTGGCTATAATGTTAAGCCTGGCGGATTATCAGCCGGTCATTCCGAAGAAACCAAACAAAAACTCTCCAAATCCTTTACCAAATATATTCAAGAAAACGGTCACCCCTGTCAAGGACAAATACGCACCCCAGAACAGTGTGCTAAAATGAGTGTTGCTCAACAACATAGGAATAACAACTATACTCCTGAAATGCGCCTACAAATGTCCCTATCTCATATAGGTCAAAAACATCCCGCAGAAGTTGTCGAAAAACGTAAAGCATCTCTTAAATTAACCAACGATGCTAAAATCGCCGAAAAGCTACAATCTGGCGAACTTAAATGTAACGCTCCCGGATGTAAAATAATTGGAATTTATAGAGATTATCTTATTGTAAATGATATTAGATATTGTGCTAAACACGGATCACGTATTAAAAGAAACGGAACTTTAGAAACCAAACCAGCATTTAAATATAGTGAAAGTAATCCTATGCCAGAAGATGTAAGAAAAAAATGTGGAATTGCTAACATTGGAAAAAAAGCTCATAATAGACACGAATTCACAAAAGAAGAAATTTATTCTATATTGAATGATAAAAAACCAATTGCTAAAATAGCGCGCGAGTTCGGTGTAACCGATAAAGTAATTGTTAGAGTTCGTAGAGAAAATAAACTATAATCCCATCATTTAGCATTATTTTTGCATTCCTTCGAAGTCTGTCTCCGGAGTTAATTAATGACCTTTACACTTAAAGATATTCGGCATTTAGAAGTAATGGCTGATTTGGCAAACGCCACGCCAGCGCCACCCTCTAAAATTAATATTAAATCCTTACTTGCCTCCAATGTGAGCCAAGAAATGGGAGTTAATGAAAAAATTCTTTCTCTTTGTGCCAAATTAAGACAAGAGGGATTTGCCAAACAAGCCGATGGGTTAGAATCAAAATTTCTTACCTATAAATCTGCCGCCACCCATCTCTATCGAGTTATAGATGAAGATGGTGAAGATTTGGTAAATGCCGCTCATCCCGATGGAGATAATTCTATCTGTGATGCGGAAGATAGTTTGGGAGATGTAGAAACTATTGTATCTCGCCATAAAAAAATAATTGATACAATTAGTAATAATCCTAGTGGTAAATTGGCTTCAAGATCAAATACCAAACTAACCAAGCGCGCCGAAATAAATCTTGCCGAGGTTGCTAAAAAATTTAAAGATATGGCTGATTATTTACAAGAGAATATTTTAACTCATTTACCAGGAGCCTCCCCTACCACTCCAGAGCAAAAAATATTTTACGATACGGTAAAAGGTTGGCAGGCAGCCGCAGCCTTAATTGCAAATGATTTAAATACATCGGCTACTCTTGCTGAACACGACGTTGTGCAATTAATTAAAAATAGATTTAAAAATAACCCGGTTACAAGTGGACACGCTGACGCTTTAGAATCAATGATTGATGTTGATAAGACCATTA